GATAGAATGTTGTTAATCCAAATTTCATTAGCAACGTCCATCGCTTTCTGTAAGCGTGTACGTTCCATTGCTTTACGGATAACTTTGTTCTGTGCTTTCGGGTCACCTTGTAGTGCCTTTAGTTTCTTAGCAAGTCTCTGGACTTTCTTTGAACCACCAGCTTGTGCTAGTCGATCTAACATTACATCATCTACAACATCGGCTGTATTAATCCGACCTGCAGCCGTTGCACGTGCTGTGGCAGTCTGTATCCCCTTAACGGATGCTTGTAGGTCTGTGTGTAGCTGTAGCATATCCACAAACTTACGTTCTAGTTCTGTGCTAGTGTCACCAGTTTTAGCAAGCAAATCGATTTCATCCATTAGCTTGTTCAGGTGTCTACTAGTTGACTGTAAGATCATCTTACCGCCTACAATCCGTTCTGCACTCTCACGAGTCACCTTCTCGGCCTGTAGGTACTGGTTTCGTAGCGCAGGTAGGTCCGCCCCAGTAATGTCTTTAACCTCACTCAGAGCCTTGTTGAAGACCTCTTCGTGTGTCTGTGTCTTATTAAGACCCATAGCCTTTAGTACACCAGACCTCTGCAGTTCATCTTGGAACTGGTCCATTGTCTTCAAGGCATCTATGGGGCCATCCATTCTGTCCCAGTTAAATAGACCAAGGCTGTTACCCATCTGATCTACGTCACCAATCTGTACCATCTCTGCAGGGTTGATATCCTTGCGTTGACGAATAGCTGCTTTCATCGCATCGATGTTTACAATCGTTGATGGTAACTCTGGTAGTTTAGGGGCAACTGTCTGTGCTTCAGTCCTTACTGGTCCTGTAGTTTCTACTTCAGGTTTTGCAGGTGCTGCAGGTGCCTCTGTCTTAGATGCTGGACCTGTAGCTACCTCTGGGTCTTTCTTAATCTTAGCTTCATATGCAAGGTCACGATTACCGTCTGGCTTAAATGCCATACCGTCTTCGGTTACAAATCGACCTTCGACAAACGAACCTTTAGGTTTGTTCTCTAGGTCTGAGAAACTTTGAATGTTACGCTCTGTGTCTGATAGTGCCTGAGAGGTTTCGTCTGATACGCTACCTGTTTTAGCTATCTCATCTTTTGCTTTAGCAATGTTTCTATATTGCTTAACAACTAAGATAGCACCTTCAATAGCACCACCGAGTAATGCACCCTCAGTAGAGTTACGCATTCGGTTAATCCAAGCTGCATCATTCTCATCTGTAGCTAACGCATCTGGGATATAATCTCTGATAAACTCGTATTCGTTAAGAATGCCTGAGAGGTTGTCTTGGTATGGGTCAAACATAGTACCGTCAACAACGGCACCTTTTACTAGACCCTTTGCAATTGAAGTACCACCGCCCAGCGCAACATAACCTGATAGGAACTGAGAGAAACCTTCAGCTAACTTACCAGCCGTGGTGTCAACTTCTAGTGCATCTGTAAGACCGACAGCATCAATAATGTCCTGTCCGTCTACGTCTTTATAATCGTCCCGTACTGCAACACCAGATGCTGCTAGTGTTACACCGAAACTCTCTGAAAATTCTGTCCGTTCCTCTGGGCTAAGTTTACGTCCTAACGCTCTCTCTCGCATAGCAACGCCTTTTTCGAACAGACTGTTAGCCTGATCGGTAGACATAGCATTACTATTAACCATAGTCTCTTGTAGCTCTGCAGCCGCATTGATAGGACCACGTGCAATACCTTGCAGTACATCGACAGCACCATCACCGATGTCTGCGAATTGTTCTCCAAGGTTCTGATCTGCAAGTGTTCCAGACATGCGGGGTCTACCAGCTAGAGCCGCACTCATTTCCTCGTCTGGTTGGAAGAAATCTGCGATACCTTCTGCCATACTTTCAAGAAATGATGGTTCTTGTTCGGGTTCTGCAGGTGCCTGTGGTGGTGCATAAGTCCCATCTAACACAGCCTGTGCTGAACCTTGACCATATTTTATGTCAAAACCCGCCACCTTGTCCTGATTTTCTAGGAGCCATTGACGGGCAGCGTCCACGTTTCCAATGACTTGTACGTCTGCCATTTATATCTCCTATTTAATCGGGGGAAATTCGGGTGTTTGGATTGCCATTAATGTTTGTTCAGCAATCTTTAGTGTTTCTGGGTCGATAAATTGATCTGTTAGTGACTTTGAAACCTCAATTGCCACGTCACGTTTTTCCCGTGAAGTTAATTCGCGTCCAAGCTCTTTTATCTTTGCGTCATATGCTTCTAGATATTCGCTATCCCAAGCAGTTTCCGCTTCTGCCAAAAGAATACCTGTTGTACCTACAGCTTCATCTAGTGGGGTAATGGTAACTTGTTTAAGAAAGCTAGTCCGTAACCGAGGAACACTACTAGTCGTGTCTGTTAGTACAAACCTAGATGGTGATTTCTTTAAGTTGTCCCACTGAGAAAGTAGTGAGCCAGCCGATGATTTATCAATCATGTCGGAACTAAGAGCGTCAGTTAGAAATTTTACAACGTCTTTAGAATCCGTCATTTCTGTAATGGCAGATAAGACATAGCCATAATAGCTATCCTCAACGTTACGCTCTTCCAGACCTGCAGCGAACATCGAGTCACGAAAGTTTGTGTATACACGTACACTATCAAAGTCGCCAAGTTTTGTTAGGTTTACTATAGCACTGTCAAAAGCAACTTGATCTTCGATGCTTTCAGCATCCGCACGTAAACCAAAAATGGCTGCAAGTGCTGATGCTTCTTGTACTGCAATCTTCTTATCTTTTTCAGCTTTTAACTGCTTGGCTAATGCTGTCTCTTCTCTAGCAATATCCGCTGCAATAGAGGTACGTGCACGGTCCATAGCTATACGAGCATCAAGCGTATTACCTAACACACCTGTACCCACTTGTACGCTATTCAGTACGTCTACAAGTCCAAGATCGGTTTGCTCAGACGCAGTAAGCATCATTGCTTTGATAACGGTATTCTTAACTTTATCGCGGTTCAGTCCGTCTTTATCGGCCTCTGCAATTTTATTAGTCAACCATTTACCAAATAGTTCTGTCTTGTTAGCGCGTACATCTACAGTGTCTGTGTCGTTAAAGAACGTAGCTGTATACTCGGCAATCTCATTCTCAAATGCAGTGTAAGCTTGTGCAGATTGCCATTCACGGTTTTTTACAATCCAAGAATTACGGAAACTTTCGTTAGCCTTACGGGCACTGTCAGAGAATATCTCTGCTACCTCGACCTCTTTAAACTGATCTAGGCCATTCTTGGCTGCAAAGTTATCGTAGAATGATGCTGTATATTCTTCGATGCTTGCTGGGTTGTTAGTCTTATACAACTTCTTAGCAATAAGATCGTTGTTCAATTGGTCAGCATAGCGTGCTGCTAGTACATTCAGGTTAGCCATACGGTAACCTTTGATGATGTACGGGCTTTCACCTTCGGCAATAATACCCTGCTTTACAGCTTCACCAATGTTAAGACGTGTTTCGTTGTATAGATTTTCACCTTCTGCAAGTTCACGCTCAATCGCTCTGTTTTCCATGTTAGCGAGAGGTTGTTGTGCCTTTGCCTTGAACCGCTGTAGTGATTCAGCGATACCAGCAAGAGGGCTGCGTTCAGGCTGAACCCTATAATAAGTATCTACAATCTGAGCCGTAGGACTTACTGTAGGGATTTGGTTATCAAACGGGTTTCCTACGACCTGTCTTGCCATAATATATTCCCTTAAATGTCTGTTCGACTTTTGTAGTCCATATAATCAACTCCAAAGCTTGCTAGAGGTTCGGCGGCTGCGAACAGTGTCTCAGTGAACCCTACAGGCTGTACCTGATTAATTCGTCCTAATGCTTCGTTTTGAAATGCTAACTTGTTAAGTTGTCCTTGACGTAGATTACCTTCTACCTGTGCATTCAGTCTGTCGTTGTAGACCGCCTCGGAACGCTCAAAGTCATTTATAAGCTCTGCAACGTTCTTACCCTGTACACCAGCACCCGCAGCAATAGCGTTTAGTCTAGCTTGTGCACGTTGAGATTTTAAGTTTGCTTCGTCTTGTTTTTGACTAGCCTGTACGCCCAGTTCATAATTCTTTTGGTTTTGCTGTCGCATCTTCAAAAGGTATGCATCAGTGGCTAGTTCTTTATTCTTTACTGCAGCCTTGTTTTTTGCTTTTGCAGATTGAACAGCACCAGCCGCGCTCATTACCGCTGTCGCGCCAGATATTGCAAGTGAAGCGACTGCAGCTTGTTGTGCGGTCATAGCCGCAAGGGCAGGTACACACATATTATATCCTCACAAATTCATAAAAGGTTCTTTTCTCGAACCCCCAATTCTCGTGCTTTTTAATGAATGTGAAACCCATCCATTTTAACCACTTAATGTGCAGTTCGTTTCGTGCATCTACTTCGTTATGAAGTACGATGTATTGTTGCAGAAGTTTCTGTAGAACCTTCTTACTTCGACGCAGAAAGGTCATCTGATATTGATAGATGTCATCTGTTGCGCATAGCCAGATAACCCCTGCGTCTGGGATTGGTGATTTTGTTACACCTAATAACCCAACTCTTGTGCCATCCTCGGCTGTCATGGTTAGGGTTATATCCCCAAGCAAGAGGCTCATCTTCAAGATTTCTAGCGGTTCTTTACCTGTCGCCGCTATACACTCTTGTTTGTCAGCCTCTCGCAGTCTGGGGGCAATGTATTCAACATCATCAACCGTGGTTGGTATTAAATGTTTATCCATTCATTCGTCTTGATCTAAGATGCATATTACCTTCCCATTCTGCAGATAAGAACTGACAAGGAAGGTGACTGTCACTTTGAATTATAATACGAACTCGGTCTGATTTACCGAGAACAGGGAACCTAAATTCACCTGAAGTTAACGTGGTGCCACCAATAATGTTCTGACCACCACCAACAACACGACCAGTAAACTTATAAGTTTGATCGTTTGATAAGATGTTTGTTAGTCGAGAACCTACAACACATTCAAACTCGCCTGTGTCTTGGTAACGTAGTAGCCAATGTTTTAACTGTAGTCTTCCACCAGTAATCGCAACACGACCACCAGTAGCTGTATTCTCTTTCAGCGTAGCTTCAGAGAACTCATAGGTCATTGTGTACAACTCACCGATGTAGAACTGAGTAGATGTTACATCACCTTTTACTACAGTCGTCGTACCATTTGTTGAAACTACGTCGATGATTTTACCGTGGTTCTGACCACGAGTAACAACAAAGGCTTCGTCTAGTCCTATAGGTGTCGTGATGGTCGTCTGATCGGCAACTGCATCGTAACTCATAGTTACTTCTAAATCATAGAAACGGAAGTCTAGGCGTGTCACATACTCTTGATCTGGGTCTTCACGTCCCTCGTCAAATCGTATGAGAAAGATACCTGTCTTACCGTCTTTGTTACCTACGATGTATAAGCCACTTTCAATAAACTCAGCGTTAAGGACTTCTAGTCCATTAAACGTATATTTAAACCAAGCTGATTGCAGTTTCTCTCGACCCGCCCAGTGCCACTTATAGATAAATAGTGAAGACGGTTCGTCACGAGAGAGGCACACAAGACTGTTTTCAGTTGTACTAGCACTCATGTCATAAACATTGTCTGGTACATACTTAGATACGTGTGCAGTTACGTCTGTAGCGTCCGACCTGTCAGTGTCATCAATAACGTAGTATTCGCGTACTGATGTAAAACCACCACGGGTAGCTGGGAAGTACACAACGTTACCAGCACTCGCAGGTTTAGCCGCCGTGCTTGCCTCAAACTCTGTAGTTTGCGTAATCGATGTGTTTGTAGGTGATAAATAGTCAGCACCCTTCAAGATAAATTGCGTCTGGTCACTGAACAATAACAGCTTCCTATCGAAAGGAATGGCATGTTTAAGTATCGAAACTTTTGTATGACTAGCAGCAATATCTACTGGGTCTGTATCTAGCAGGTTCCTAGCTGTGGTTGAGAAGAAATCATAGTATTCTGATGTACGTGACATAATCACGTTCTCACCAGCTAATAGCCCTAGACGGTTCTGAAAGAAGAACACGTCAGAAATCTTTTGACCGATGAATGTAGGGTCAGAAACTGAGTTTTCATCTCCAGCCGTGCGTTCACCCCAAGTTGCCTTACGGAACGTGAAGGTTCCATCAGCATTCCTACGCAACAAATGAGGCATTGTGGTTTCGTCAATTTGATAGGGGATGTTTGGTTTGACTGTTTCAACCCAAGTACCCTCAGAGGCATTTCCTGAGTTACCTGCAGATGCTTCAAATTTTACATAGTAATCATCAAAGTCATTTGTCTGGTCACCCTGTACTTGTACAACGTAACCATCAGGTGCCTGTCGGGGTAGGTCATCAAATCTTTGACTCACGCCAATTGTTGATGAAAGTCCTGTGTCACCTAAACTATCGTAGGTTGCTAAAGTAAACGATGCGTTATCTGATCGTGTTATAACAACTGTACTACCATCATTAGTGGCAGTGAAACCGTTGGTGCCATTAATTGCTGTTGCAAGTCTCGTGGCAATATCATCGGTACGGGTTTCTAACTGATCTGTGGCTGATGTCGTAATGTTAGCAGCGATAGTACCGTTTAGATAAATTGTATATCGTTGGTTATAATCACCCTGTTTAACAGCAACCAGACCTTTAGGGTTTTGTACTGGTGTCCTTGCGGACGACATTTGGGCCTCTACCTCAGTATTAAGAATGTAGGTAAAGTCAGCCACAGTAACCGCACGGAATGCTGTAGTGGCATCAGTACAGTTTAGGTAGGTTGTACCGTCTGGAAAGTTTACTGTTTTTTCTACGCCATATAGGTCATAGACTTTTAGGTTATTACTACCATCGATAGTAACAAAGTATCTTTCAGTTGTGTCGCGGTTTATGAGGTGCACAAAACTAGACGTAGTCGGAGTGCTTTTCATCGTGGCGATGTATTGCAGCGGTGGTCGCTTATGCAAACCCTCAACCAATGATGGGAACGCATTCTCTTGAACTTCGGCCTGAGAGGAAAGACGCAACGCCGCAGATTGTTGACTAACACCTTGTATCAGGTTTGGGATGGCACTGCTTATTTGTCCCATTATAGTATCCTACGGTTAAAGCCTCTATTCATAACTCTGGCTACTGAATAATTATCCATCATTGAGTAATCACCCACGTCACCTTCAAACTCTTTCAATGTGATAAGAGCTTTCTGTTCGTCCCGTAGTGTCATCTGGTGGATTGTCTCAGAGTTAATCATACGGTCTGAGTAAATACGTGCTGCCCGTACTGTGATGTAACGCTTTGCCTGATCTGGTAGATCGACGAAATCTTGGTAGTAAACAATATCTACTTCTAACTGGTTATCGAATTTAAATGTACGTTCCGTTAGATTAAACAGCTTACCGCCTCGGAGAGTTACGTCTACATACTTAGCGTCAATGCGAGACACATCAGGGGGCACAACAATTTCTTTGGAAGAGTTAGGGCTAAGTTTAACACCCTGTTCGGTGTTGAAATGCCAACCCTCGGACTGAACTTCACGACTAACTTCATTCAAGACCTGTTGAGCAACCGTAACGTCAGTCACAAGGTTACCTGTAAGAGTATTAACAGGTGTCTCACCAATAGTTGTGAGTAGTACGTTGACCGCTTCCAATTCGGTCATGGACGATGGTTTTGTCATGCTGTCCTCGTAAAACAAAAAAATGGGCCAGCCTAATAAGACTGACCCGAAAGGAATTATGCAGTAGCTTTAACTTCAACTGCACACTCTGGACGCAATACGCCGTGGCCCATCGCGTACTTCGCTGCCATTAGTGTACCTTGGTACATGACTTCGAAGTCACCTGATGTGCGCTCAACAGCCAAGTCCATCAGTTTAACTGTACCGATAGCTTGTTTCTGCATCACAAGAGCTTTAACATTTGAGAAGTCGCCTGAGTAAGTGTTGTTCTCACCAGAGACTGCAGAAATGTTAGCATTTGGTAGGTTGTTAGATTTAACAATCTGAACACCTGCAACACGCAATACTGTACCGTCTGCGTATACACCTGCGCCACCCCAATCACGGTTGATGACGTTGGTTTCTTGTACGAGTTTGTAGTATTCTTCTGGGCGAACAATCGCTACACGTTCATTTTCAGGAACGTCTTTCTCGTCCATAGTTTGTGCCGCATCAAAGATAGCTGCAGCCAATTCTGCACCAGTGATAGCACCACCGCCAGCACCTGTAGTCAGAGTTGTACCGCCGTTGCCACCTTGTACAGTAGCAGATGCACGTGCACCTAGTAGACCTACGCGCATTGTGCGTGTGTCAAATTCTTTAGCAAGAGCCATACCTAGAAGACGTGAGTATTCTGCACGTACATCGTAGTGGTTCTTTGCTTCATCGATGTTTGCGATGAATGTATCAGCGACAAGTAGATCGTCGATGTTGATGACGACTTCGTTGTGCTTGATAGCTTGTGTTCCAAGCAAAGGCGTACCGGGGGTGTGGTATGCTGCGTTTGCTTTTCCTGTTACTGGGAAAGACGCTGATTTACCTGACGCGATTGTACGTGTCTGGTGTAGGTCTTTCATTACGTTAGTTTCGTCGAATGCGGTTAGAACTTCGCCAGCAAAGACTTTGAGAAACAGAGCGTTTTCTGTTGCAAAATCTGAAGGCGTTGCACCATTGACCACACCCAAGCGGGATGGGGTTGCGTTTGCCATAATCATTATCCTTAGACAAATTGAATTGTTTTCGTGAAAATGACTGTCGCTTCTTACTTACAACGGTTGTCTGACGCATCAGGCCAAAGTGTTCATTAGAGATAGTCCAACGACCTAAAAAGGTCTGTTATTTTTTCTGGTCTAAGAATTGGCGGGGCACTATGGCCCCACCAGATCGTGCTAAAATACCTTTGAACGTCCCAGCTTTTGCTCAACGTCTTTAGTGTACGCTGTGTCCTTGCCGTAACGTGGGTCTTTCATTGCCGCTACAACTTCTGCAGTTGAACGGAACTCATCAGGTGCTGGTGCTGATGCCTTACCTGATACTAGGTTAGCTTCTACACCCTCTACACCTTCACGCTTTGACGACAACCATTCGACTGCCATCTTTGCGTTCTCAGTACCACCAGCGACCATTTGGTTATACAGATTGACTTCTTGTTCTGTCATGTTCTGTGCGGCCCATTGAGTTAACTCTTGGTAACCCTCTGGCCCACCAGCCGCTTGATATACTTCCTCAACGTTAGCTGCAGCTTGTTGCTGCATTCCCTTGATGTATGTTTCCACCATGTCACGTGGATAGCCCATACCTTCAAGTTCTGTGAAACTGTCTTCCGATAGCTGTCCAGCTTCGGCAAATTCATCTGCGAACTTATCGAATGACGGTGAGGTATTTTCAGGTGTTTCCACCTCTGCTTCCTCAACTGTCTCTTCCGCATCTTTTGGTGCAGATAGTTTCTTCTCTAGTTCTTGATAAGACTTTGCTAAGTCCTCTGGCGAATTAAACTTCTCAGGCAACCATTCAGGCCGTTCCGATTGGTTATCCGTTTGCTCTGCTTCTTGAACAGGAGCCTCTGGGCCAGTTTCAGGTTCGGTGATTGTTACGCTCTCTGCCATACCTAGTGGTCCACCCGTTTAATTTTAGGTGTACTTTTGACCACGGCTGGTGCCGCTAGAGGCTTCTTTTCAGGCGATGGTTTGGGCTTACCCTTCACCGCCTTGCTGTCTTTGGCTTTCAACATATGAATTTCCTAATGCTTTCACACCTTCTTGGATTGCGTTGGGGCCAGCTTGCATAGCCATTTGGGCCATCTGTGCCTGTTGCATTTCCTGTGCGATTTGTTCCTCAGACTTAATCAAACCTTCGGTATCGATACCTAATGCGGTAGCTCTACGTTTGATGTAGTCTTGAAGGTTAACGTATTGTTGTAGAACTTCTGGGCCTAGTGATTGGGCCATGCCTTGTACAAACAAATCTAGTTTGCGTAGGTCATGCCCACGACCAAGAGCTTCCATACCTGTTACGATGGTTGGTTTAACAATATCATCTGGTAACTTTGGTAGCTTCTTAGCTTTAGTTAACACATCAATCTTGCGGTTAACGTAAGGCAACTGAAATTCTTGTGATAGAATTGAATAGATACCTGATAGGGTGTCTTCTAGTTCCCCCGCGAGGTATCTGATTTCTTCCGCTGTGACTCGCTCTGCATTGCGCTGAACAGAAGACTGTAACATGAACTGCTGTGATAGACGCTCTTCAATTCCCTGCATAGCTTGGTAAGCCACGCGATAGTCATTGAACTTATCCATCTGAAGAACTGAGACATCGTTACGGTTCCCTTCGATAATTGCTGTATTATCTGCTTCTGCGATAGTACGCATTCGGGTGGTTCCGTTAGGGTTAACCATAAACAGCACTTTAGCTGCAGCGGCTGCACCCTCAACGATTGCCTGTGATAATCCTTCTAGTGAACGTAAGTCACCTAGTAGCTCTTCAACAAAGCCGCGTCCGTAATCTTCACCATCAATTCGACTGAATCGAAGAGGTAAAAATGGAACAGCATCAGCTTTATACCGACCACGACTTCCACGAATTTTCTCGCCCTTTACTTCTTGATAGACAGTAAAGAAATCATTCTTACGCTCGACGTGTGTGTAGACTTCTACAGTCTTTTCGTCACCTTCAAGTTTACCTGAGATGGCACTAGCTGTTTCTTTGTCTAATGCGTTTGGCGCAACGTGTTCTACTGTTACAACTTCTAAAACGTCACCATTTGGTGCGCGGCTAACGACATAACTATCCAAGTGAAACACTCGGACCTTATCGACACCTACATGTAGCAGTACGTTACCGCCTACGATTAGGTGTTTAAGGGCTTCATGTACCGCAACTCGGTCGCCGCCTGATTCAATCTCGTTCATTACTGCACGTTCATATTCGCCAAGTTGTTTCTCGACGTTTGTTCGTGCCTCTGGGTCTTGTGCCATTTCCTTTAAGGTGTATGGCTCAACCATGAATCGGAAGAATGGGGCGTTAGGTGGCATTAATGCTAGGGATAGTTTAGAAGCTAGGTTATTCACACCACGTGCACCAATACCCTGAAAGGGTGTATACAAGTCACTTGTTTCGTTGTGACGATCTGGTGGAATTAGTGATGGAATAGTTAGCTCTGAACAATCACGTGCACGATCTAAGTAAGATTGCCGACCATGTTCGAGTTGTCGATACCGCGCCTCTGCAGTACCCATACTCATTTATAAACTTTCTTATTTACTGATCTGTAGACCAGAACCACCTGTACCCACGTTTTTCGCGGATGGGTCCAAGTCAATTTTCAGTTGTGACGTACCTGTAGCTTTGGCTTTATTTGCACCCTTCTCTTCATTAACACCAGACTCTGGGTTTGAAGGGTCATATACGTTTGACATAACTGGGTTAACACCAGCCGCAGAACCTGCAGTTCCACCCATTGTGCTTGGTGCAGCGGGGGGTGGTGCGGGCGGTGCGGGCGGCGGTGTTACTGGTGCTGTTGGTTCAGGTGCTGCCACAGTCACCGTTGGGCTTTTAAAACACATCAATTAATCTCCTAGACGTGATGCTTCTTGTTCTTCGTAAATGGTATTTAAAAAATCTACGACTGAACGCTGACCACCACGCCACATCAGATCATCATGTGTCTCATTTCGATCAGGTGATTTAGCGGGAAAACGCTTGTTCAGTTCTTCTAGTAGGTCTTTGGTTACTAATGGAAACATTATGTAAATCCTCTATGGTGCAACCTATCCGAAAGCCCGTGTCCAAGCCGCACATATTCCAGAGCGAACAACATCATCATGTGTGAAGTTACAATGGGCTGCTGGAATGTCATGCTTGTGTAGTAAGTCGATAGCTACCTGTAGGCCACTATCTCCCTTTAGATCATGCTGAGATATGTCACCGTTAATTATCACCTTACTGTCCTCACCAATTCTGGTAAGAAACATTTTCATTTCGTGAGGTGTTATGTTCTGTCCTTCATCAAGAATAACAAAGGCATTGTTAAAGCTACGCCCACGCATCACTTCGAATGGGACAATCTCAATATCACCACGCTTATGTGCTAGTTCGTATTTATTCTTACCTAGTTTTTCTTCTAAGACTTCGGTAAGTGGTACGACCCAAGGTGCTATCTTATCTTCGATAGTACCCGCAAAGAAACCTAAAGATTTACCTGCAGGGATGTTAGGTCGCGTTAGGATAATCTTATGTATCTGATGTTT